TCAAATGCATCAGGATGATTGTCGCAATAGATTTCTAAATGCTTATCCTCATGTCTTGTGTGCCAATCATTTATCTTACCTTCATTCGGAACAACTTCATCGTCCTTGTGAGCATATTCATAGTCAGCATGAACTTCTTCAAGTTCAGATTTCTTGTATTCTAACATGCCATGATTAGTATGTTCTTTATTATCTTTGGGATCAAGATAAACTTCGTGATCTAAATCGTGTTTAATTGTCATTTGTTATCTCCTATTGATTTTGTCCGTATAATCCATAAGAATCTCTCATAAGCATAAGAGATGATGTATTTTGATTTGGTGAGAAATGATGATGCAATTCTCTGATAACATAGTTACCACTCATCTGATCATCAACGTCACTAGATTGCCCACCTTCTATTAAAGGAAATTCACAGTAGATAAAGTCTCCTACTTTTAATTTAACGTTTAGTGGTACAAGAATATTTAGTGCCTGAGTGAACAATAAATTAATTCTTGATACAGATTTTGCAAGTATTGCATCACCACCGCTATCTGATTGGGATTCAGTCAGTGCTCCACTTGGATTCAAAGTACCATGATCAGAAGTTCTAAACATAGTTCTTGTGGGTGTGTCAGCAAACTCACTGTTAACAGTTATTGATTCTTCATTTCCCAACTTAGTTGCATTTTTTATTTCTTCTTTTAATTTATAGTTATAAAGAGAGAGTTCATTTTTTCTTGTGTCGTAATAATAAAATTGATTACAGTACATACCAACTTTTAAAGCACTTCTAAGATCAATATTTTTAGTAAGTTGATAATCTAAAATAGTAATATTATTTTTTAATTTTGCTGCTTCTATAACTTTACCAGTATATGAATAAGAAAATTTTGGTTCAAGATCTGACTTACCATCCTGAACTTGAGTATTTGATACTAAACTATCAATACTTCGGAAATGATATCCATCATAGTTTTCATAGAATAAGAATCCAGCAGTCCCTTTATTCTCTGCGTACTTACCTTCACCTGATACTCCACTCTTCTCTGCTACTTGGGATATTGATTTAGATCCCAACCATGTCAAAGTATAAAATGGTTTTTTACTATTACCAATAAAAGTATAAGAATTTGCAGTTGGTTCTACTTTAAAATCTTTTTTAGTTTGTAATGTATTCTTTAAAATATCTTCAACATGTTCACCAATACCTTGGAAATTATATTTTTTTAAGCATCTTGTACTTTGATTAGAAAAATGTTCTAACGTTGTTAAGTGTATCGTACACTCCTCAACCATTCTTGAGGTTTTATGGTCACTTACTTTATATACATACAAAGCATTATCACCTTCAAAAACCGTCTTGCCAAATGAAGTTTCTATATCCATCTCTACTTTTTCACCACCACGTATTGGAAGTTGATTGACATAACTAAAACTTGAAACAATTTTCATTGTTGCTGATACTGATTGTTTTAATATATCCTCATAGTAATCAAACTCTACTATTTTATCACTGATATCAAAACCCTCACCCTTCAAAGATATGATGGATGCCCTTCGATATAAAATTGTTGATACTGCGTCTGCTGCCATGTTACTTATCTAATTTTAAAAATAAAAGTTCATCTGCCATAAAATCACTCGCTTTAGAATAATCAAAGTCCACAATGTTAGTGGTTATATTGATGTTAGGTGTACTAGATCCACTGAACATAGATTGAGAATTATCACTTGATGGAAGTAAAAATGTTTGTGAATTATTAATGATAGTAGTGACTGAGGATGAATCATCTGAAGTTATTTCTGATGATCCTGTATTATCAAGGAACTTCTGTATGTCATCATGTGATGCTGCATCTGGACCAAAAAGTTTAAAGTCAACCAAATCTTTTGTTACAGTTCTCAACTGTGTGCTAGTTAAATCTTTCTTTTCAAAATCTCTTATCTTATTAGTAAGAGTCATTCTTTTTCTTGTATAACTTTTACCTTTCATTCCTTTTATACTCTCTAACTCTTCTCTCAGATTTTTTACATATTCTTCCTTTAAGTATGCATCAAAGTCTTCATCCGTTTGTTTTTCTTCATCAGTTCTCTCATCCACATAGTTTGGATTGTCTTTATTTAATTTAAGAAGGTCATTATTTTCAAGCACTCTTAAATCTCTTGCCATATCAATTGCAGCAACAGGTAAACCAATAATAGGTATTGCACTAAGAAAAGATAGTGCAGCACCTGTTTTATCTCCTTTTGAAAGTCTATAAAATCCTGCACTTACATCTGCTATTACACCACCAACGATTGTAATTTCACCTAACAACTGAGTGCTCAACTTTGGACCTATTTTCTTTGTTATAGTTTGTGCACTCTTAATCACTTTACTATTAGTAAGAAACTCTTTACCAATTTTAACACCATCATCTATAAATGATTTTCCTTTCGTTACTAAATTTTTAATCCATTTTGCTTTTGGTAAATTTTTTATTGCTGTTATCGCATCACCTATATTTTTTCTAAAAAAGTTAACTACATCACCAGTGATTGTTGCAAGTTTATTTTTTATCTTTCCTGCAATATTTTGAACAAGTCTTCTAAATTGTCTAAGTGGTAGTGTAAGATTTCTCCACAACCGTTTCATACGAGTTAGTAAATGTTTAATAAACTTTGGTACAAATTTACGTTTCATCAAAAATTTACGGAGTCTTGATAGTATGTTAGCACCACCATAAAGTCCTAAAGCATCTATTAAACCGAATCTATTTCCTCCCTTCTTACTATCACTAAGACCACCTGCTTTTACAACCTCTTCCTTGCTTGGTAATTTAACTTTTAGTAATTCTTTGTTACTTGATTCAATAAATTTAATAAATTTATCATACTCATTCTTCTTATCAAAATCTATTGACCTTGCTTTAGTGAAAGTAGGAGAAGTCACTATATTATTTGCTGCTTGTACAAGAGGTGAACTCATTGTACTTTTTCTTGCTACTCTAACTGGTGCTGGATTTACCATATGACTAACCTATGACTCCAAGAATACTTTTTGTTGATAAATTAGAATCATCTGGATTGCTTGATGAATAAAACTTTTGTGTTGGTCCTTGAAATTTTCCTTTACCTGTATTACCATTAGACATAACAACTTTTTTACCGCCTCCAGGGATAGGAGTAACTCCTCCTCCTTGATTAATTACAATTACCTCACCTTTCTTACTTCCTGGAATAAATGCACCATCCTCAAGTCCTTTATACTTTGATTCTTGTGCTTTAATAAGATCAAGTACACTATTCTTTGCCTTATTCATTCCATCATCATCATAAACACCTTTACCACTGGTGGTTTCAATAGATGCAAACTGTTCTGCTAATCTATTATTAAACTCTTCTGCAGTTATTTCTCCTGCTTGGAACTCTTTCAAACCAGAATAGTTCAAGAAATATTCTGACATTTGATCTTGAGTATCTTTATCAAAGACAGTTGTTTCTGGATCAATACCCATGAGTTCTGCAACTTTCTTTGGGTTTAACATTTGGTACGCACCCATTGCAGCACTTCTATTACTATCTTCACGACCTATTGATGTTTGATAATTTAAATAATCTGTTTGTAATCCATCAACCTCATTGATTGTCATTTTAGTTATATCTTCATCTCCACGAGAGAATCCTTCTTGATCTCTACTATACATTGCACTATAATTATTATTAGATTCACCCTCTGCAATTTCAGTTTTCAACTGATCTTTAAATGAATTGCTAACTCCATCAACTAAACTATTTACTTGTTCTGATTCACTTTTTACATTTTCTTCTTCTACTTTTATATTACTATCACCACCCTCCACATCAGTTTCTTCAGTTTCCTCTACATCAATACCCTCACCTTTTATTAATTTGTTTAGTCCTTCCGTAAGACTACTAAATCCACTGTTAATAAATTCTACTAATCCTTTTGATGATTCTTCTAAATCAGATTCAAGTTTATCATCATCATATTCATCTTCTACACCTTCTAATTCTTTTGCAACAAGTTTTTCATCATCACTTACTTCTGTTTCCAATTCATCATTATCATCTGTTGTTTCTGATTCAGACTCTTTTAAAAGATTTAATAATTTTGATCCAAATCCCATTATACCAACACCAACAGTACCAGCAGCTATACCAGACACTAATCCTCCACTATAATTCTTACCACCACCTTTACCACCAACACCACTCGATGCATTCATGCGTAGAAGTTTAGCAATTTCAAATGTTTCAACTAAAGTATTTCTCAATAGTTGTAGATTCATTCTAATTATTTTTTCATTCCTTTCTGTTCCAAATGTTCCTAACATATTGAACAGAGTTCTTGTTCCTCTTTTATTTCTTACTTCTGGATTTCTTTCTTGTAATTTTGAAAATAAATTATCACTACCTGTAATATTTCTAACTAATGGATTCACTCCACCATAAACTCCCTTATTCGCTCTAACAATTTTGTTAGGTTGAATATTTGGTTTGATTTTACTCTTAGGAATTTTAGGAAGTTTAGGTTCCATAGTTTGCTTGTTGCTGCTTTGCCTTTAGATTTTCTTCCTCAATATACTGATTCAATAATCCAAGATAGATATCCCTTTCCCAAGGCATCATATTTTCAATTTCAGTCAAACTATATTTATGGTGTTGCATGAGGGCAAAATTAAGTTTGAAGTATGACTCAAGGTCTATGTGAGACATACTTAAGCGAAAAAAGACGCTAACCCTTCCAGAGTCACATCACTTTCAACTTTTGTTTTTGGATTCTTAACTTTAATTGTATGAGATAATTTAGGCATGGTGGTAAAGAATGACTCAATTAATTTAAACTGGTTAGTGTTTAATGTTTCAACCCATTCTAAAAGTTCTTTCTTAGTACAATCAGATCCTGCCCATGACTCCTCTTCATTATAAACTTGATCAATACATGAAGCAATAATCTCAAATGATTGTTCTAGTGCACCTTCATCTCTTGAATTGAAGTCAAAATTATTTTTTATAAATTCATCGAGAGATGGATACTTCATTCTTAATGTCAACTTATCGTCCAAATTTATATCATTCTTATGATCGGGATCCTTTACTACCCCTATCTCATCAATATAAACTTTGACAGGAACAGTTGTCTCACTGTCATCAGGACAAGTAACAACTAATTCTAATGCTTCACTAACAGACTTACCTCTCACATTCAAGAACAGATATTCAATATCAAAAATAGGAAGAGTATCAATCTTCACTCCTCTTGTTTGAATACATTCTTTTAATATAGATTTTATTGATGTTGTTATCTGTTTTGTATTCTCACTTTCTAATGCTAGTATTAGAATTTTTTCTTCTTTGACTAAGAATGGTCTATATTTAATTTTCTTTCCAGTTGATGGAAGTTCCAACTCATATGTCGGTGTCGTAATCTTTGGTAAAGGCATAATATTTTATTCAGTATTGTATATAGCAGGGTTTTAGTAACCTCCTCCATATCCTCCACCGCCACCACCATCGCCACCACCACTAGTGTCTATTGTGTGTGAAATAGTAGAAACATTAGAAACATTATTTGAAGAATCAGTTGCAGTAATAGTGAAACTGTAAGTTCCATCTGCTAATGGATTAGCAACAGTGATTGAGAATGATCCACTTGCACTTGCACCTACAGTTGAAATTAGAGTTGAACCATTATATAATTTAACTGTACTGCTGCCCTCTGCAAGACCCGTGATGGTCGGTGTATTATCATTTGATCCAGTTGTAACAGATAAGTTACTTGGTGCTACTGGAGGCGTAGTATCTGCTGCTGGTGTGTCATCACCACCACCGTCTCCTCCATCACCACCATTACCTCCATCACCATTTTCATCATCAGAAGTGCCACTTATATTACTAGGCACAACACTTTCCTCTAATGTATCATATATTACGTTGTGTGGAACTCCAGAATGAACAACACCAGTCATCTTAACTATTATACCATCATCTCTTTCATGTACATGATAAGGTCCGCTGTATGGTTCACCGTTTACAAATCCAACAACAGTAGATGACTTTGCTGAACTTGCATTAAGTTGACCTATTACAGAATTATCATAATTTTTTATATCAGAAAAACCAAATGCATTTGTTGCGTATAAATCTTCCTTGGAATTATTTGTGATTGTATTGTACCTGAGATATTGAAACTCAACTGTTACTTTTGTTACTTGTGTTCCATCATAAGACAATGGTATGGCAACAATATTACTTGGAAATGCATCAATAAAATCATAGAATATAAGTGATCCAGGAACTAAGTCATCTCCACCACGAATACGAGTTTCATTCATATTCGCACCTTGATAGAAATTTTTTTCAAATTTAGTTACTACTATATTTCTCTTATAATCATCTGGATATCTAAATTTGTAGTAATTATTTCTTTCTCTGTAATTTCTTTGACCTTGAAATGATCCTTCATATCTCCCTGAAGAATTATGAATTGGATTGATAAAGTTCATCCACTCTTCAAATAATCTGAGCATGTTGTAATCTGCATCAACGTAGAATGAAACTTGCAATGGTGCATATAATCTTCTCTGAGCAAATCTTTCTATTGTTCCTTGTCTATCTCCCATACTCTCTGCCATATCAAATGATGCACCAGGTAAAGTTACATCAGATGCAAAGAAATCATACCTTGCTAAATCCTGTGAACTATTGACTATCCCACACTTACCCAACCATGCACTTAAACTTTGATTACCAGACTCGAAACCAAGACCAAGAGTTACCTTAAACTCTGCAGTGAGAGATAAAGGAAACAGATCGCTCTGAGCATCATTTATCTTTTTATATAACGGAAGTACAGTCCTATCGAAATCCGACATCTAAATATTTTTATAGTTATACAATACTATGTATGTCATATAATGGAAAGTTTAGGCCCAGACACCCCAAAAAGTATAAAGGTGACCCCACTAATATAATTTACAGGTCTCTCTGGGAAAGAAAGTTTATGAACTACTGTGATCTCACAGAGAGTGTAAGTGAATGGCAGTCTGAAGAATTTTGGATACCATACATATCTCCAAAGGATAATCGAGTCCACAGGTACTTCCCTGACTTCTTTCTTAAATACTATGACAGAAACAAAAAGAGAAGAGTGATGGTCGTTGAAGTCAAACCAAAAAAACAAGTGGAAAAACCACCTCAGAATCCAAAAAGGAGAACTAAAGCATGGGCATATTCAGTCCAGACTTGGGTAGTCAACCAAGCAAAGTGGAAAGCAGCAAAAGAATTTTGTGCTGACCGTGGATACGAATTCAAAATCATGACAGAGGACGACTTAGGAATCAAATGAGCATATCTAAACAACTATTCAACATTCGTCGTGACGGAGTTATAGGAGATGGAAGAGGTAATATCTTTCCATTGACAACTTATGACAAAGATGAGTTGATAGGTATTACTTTGTTTTATGGTATATGGATGGGTAATCCAAATAATAAAAGTAAAAAACAATTAATCAAAGCGATACAGACAAACAAAGATTATCAAAAAAGGATAAGAAGAGAAGAAAGAAACCCAAGAGTAAATAGTGCTTTAAAAAGAACTGCCAACAAAATAATACGGGAGTTAAGACAAGAAGCAAAAGCAGAGAATCAGCAATTTGAAGAACCAGATTTTCTAGATGAAGCAGAAACACAAACAAGTATTGCCTATGATATTATGGAGAGAGCAAACAGGACATCCTCTACTGATGCTGATTGGTATGCAAATGAGTTACAATCAAAACTAGGTCAAATAGAAGCAGGTATGGATGTTGATGAAATAAGAGTAGGAGACTTTTTATTTTTTGGATACACTGCAGAGTATCCAGAAGACTATGATTATTATGATAGAAGACCACTTGCTTTTATACTAGAAATGAAGAATAATAAGATGCTTGGATGCAATGTTCACTATCTAAATCCAGACATTCGTGATGGTTTTGCTCAAACCATGCTAAATAAAACAGCAATACAAGTCCCTAGAAGTTTTAATAAGACTCTACACTCTTATCTTTATACAAATATTAATAGTGTATATCGTATTCCAACAGGAGAGTATGGTGATATTGCTAGATTAGTAACTGAAGATTTTATTGATCGTGATGGTGAAAAATATGATATCAATGCTGTCTGGGACTCCGTAAATTAAAACAAACAAATGGCTCTAAGAGATACAGGTAAAAATATAAATGTGAATGGAGTGGTTCATAGTGTTTTTTATGACAAAGACTCAGGTGCAGTTGAAGTGCAGACTGAACTTGTTAAAAATAACAGAGGAAGAACTGTAGGTGGGGGAGATGCAATTTTTAATAGCATTACTGGAGCAACAGAAGGTTTTAATCAATCACAAATAGAACAAAGTATAGTCAATAATAATATAAAATTTAGAGGAACACAACCAGGATTTAGTACAAATCCAACAGTCAATACTCCAGCAGATGGAATTAGTAGAGCAATACGAGAAAGTTTTCAGACTACAGAAAAAGACACTTACTTTGGAACTGCAAAAGCAGCACAATATCCAACGGATGCATTATATGACAAGACAAAACCAGATTCACAAGACCATTTAGTGATCTCACAGTACAGATACAAAGCACCAAGAGCAAATGATATATGGGGAAAGAGACAACCTGGTGTAATAGTAACTCAGGGTATTGGAAGAAGTAGTCCTCTTGATCAATTCCTTGGTTTGGTTAGAATGCCTATGCCAAATGCACTTCAAGATTCTAATAACGTTGCTTGGGGTGAAGATAGAGTAAATGCATTAGAAGCAGCTGCTTTAAATACTGTTCAACCTAATAGAGGAGATCTAGTAAAAAGTGGTCTCACTGGTGGTGTTGCTGCTGTTGCTGACCTTGCAGTGGGTGGTTCAGGTAGTGCAGGTGGTGCTGCAATGGCTACTCAAGTAGGAGGAAGAATTGCAGCAGGAGCAGCATCTGAATTATCTAAAAGTGGAGGAAGTCTTGGAGGAACAATATTAGGAGCTGAGGGAGTTTCAAGAATCTTATCAACATTAGGTATTGAGACTTCTGCAGAAGCAATACTAGCAAGGAAAGAAGGTGTAATTCCAAACAGTAACTTAGAATTATTATTCTCAGGACCAACACTTAGACAGTTTTCATTTGTTTATAAGATGAGTCCAAGAAGTAGTGATGAAGCAAAAATTGTAAATCAAATACTTCGTTTCTTTAAACAGGGGATGTCAGCAAGAAAACAAAATGCAAAAGGTGGTGGTGAGTTAGCTGGTGGTAGATCTTACTTCTTAGGAACACCAAATGTTTTTAGACTACAATATAGAACAACTAAAGATGAAGCAATTAAAGGTTTGAATAGAATCAAAACTTGTGCACTCACAGGAACATCTGTAAACTATACTCCTGAAGGTGCGTTTGCATCTTATGATGGTGGTCAACCAGTTTCAATATTACTATCACTTTCATTCCAAGAACTAGAACCAATCTACGATTCAGATTACAAGTATGAAGGTGGTGATGGTGAAAGAACAAGTGACACTGGTGAAGGATATAGATGGAAAATTGAAAAAGATGAGGTTGGATACTAATGTCTTACTTTGAAGAACTACCAAACATATCTTATGTTTCACTTCTACCAAATCAAAATAGAAGTGACGAAAGAATACAGGTAAAAAATCTATTCAAAAGAGCAAAGTTAAGAACTGATATAGATCAGTCAGTAACTGCATTTGATTATTATCTAATACAAGATAATGAAAGACCTGACATTGTTGCTGAGAGAATTTATGATAGTTCGGAATTAGATTGGGTAATACTAGTTACTAACAATATCACTAGTATCAGAAATCAATGGCCTTTGAGTAACAATGAATTAAATAATTATTGTCTAGAGAAGTATGTAAATGATGCTGGTATCATGGCAACACATCATTATGAAACAAAAGAAATTAAAGATAAGTATGGAAGAGTTGTACTAGAAGGGAAACTAATTGTAGATCAAAATTTTACATTTACATATGCTAAAGATGATTACTCAACTTCCACAGAGACTCCTGCACAGTCTGTATCTAATTACACTTATGAACAAAGATTGAATGAAGAGAAGAGAAAGATAAGAGTATTAAAACTTGCTCTATTACCAGCATTTATAACCGACTTTAGGAACATTATGAAGTATGATAAGTCGTCATCATATCTTAG